ATGGCAATCCATAACATCTGTAAGCGTATTCTAAATATTTCTCACATCCATATTTGGCTACAGAATAAGGAGCATTGGGGTTAGGCTGAGTGTTCTCATCAAATGTTTCAAATACTTTAGGTATGGCGCCATTTTTTACAGTATCACTAATAGGTTGCCAACCATAAACTTCCATAGTACTAGCAAACACAAAGTTCTTTAAATTTTTAACAGAGGCGGCTGCTTCAATTAAATTAACTGTTCCTATATAGTTTATTTCACTAAAGGTAATTTGTTCATAGAAGCTTTGTTCTACTTCTGTACGTGCAGCTAGGTGCACAATGATATCTGGTTGTACAGAAGCTACTTCTAGCTGAACACTCTTGTGATCTGTTAGATCGCTTTTGAGATGATGAACTGTGTGGTCTTTTTCTAAAAGTGGTGCTAAGTGAGATCCGATAAATCCCGATGATCCAGTCATTAATATTTTCATATGTTACTATCCAAAAATTCTTCGATTGCGTTAATTAATACATCATTGTCTGGTTGAGTCAAATGATCAAAACTTTTAATAATAGAACCCGTACGATTAATTAGATACTTGTGGAAATTCCACTGCGGTAAAACATTTGTTCTGGTGGCAAGGTCTTTATAAAAAGAATTTATTTCTCTAGGTGCAGTTTCGGCGAATTGTGCAGGGCTTGAACTATCCTGTTCTACAATATTTGATTTTTCCATAACATAAAAACTTACATTATAATTTGTCTCACAAAAATCTAAAATTTCGGCATTTGTATTAGGCTCCTGTCCTGCGAAATTATTTGTCGGAAATGCCAGGATTGTAAATTTTTTATCTTTATATGTTTGAAATAATTTTTCTAATCCTTCGTACTGAGGTGTAAGTCCGCATCGGCTGGCAGTATTAACCACTAATAAGACATGTCCTACAAATGAAGAAAGATGAAGTCGTTGTTTTTTCAATGATATAACTTCGTGTTCGTAAATCGATAAATCTGGGTTCATGGCGATATTTATAGTACGTGCTTCTAGGCCATTATCAGTTACAAATCTTTCAAAAGTTACACGTTGAAATTCTCTCAAAGTCTTTGGTTCTTCCACAATAGAATGACTCTGTGCCAAAATAGATTCTCCATCCGAGTCTGCTTTAATAAACCCGTATCTCTTTGCGTCATTATACCATTTAACTAACCCTAATTCTATCATTGTTTTCCTATAATCATAAATCGTTTGTACAACGGCAAATCAAGTTCCCCGGCATACAAAATGTTGTCCAGATGGCATTGTTTTTTAAACTCTTCTAAACTGTTAGCAATCCTAACATGTTCATCTATATTATAATTATTGCTTTGCAATGCTAGTAGGCTGCTATGTGGCATTCCGCTTAACCATGTGTCATATTGGTCTTGTGTTATGTGTTCACAACTGGTGTTGATAATGACATCTGCATCACTACGAAGAGCACACATGTCTGCTGTGACAGCACGAAACTTGCCAACCATTTCTTCAATCTTATTCATGTTAACCGCAATAGATTCGCAGGTAGGGTCAATATCAACACTACGAATATTAATAATAGGTATATCACTTTGGAACAACATACTGGCTAGTACACCGACCCAGCCACCATGTATATCAATACCTACAAATTTATTAATGTGTTTTCTTAAATTTGAGATTAACCATTCTTTGCTTTTAAGTTGTCCAGACCAGAATGCATCCATGGTCCTCATAGGATCTGAGCTTTGTCTTATGGCTTGCATCCAGTGATGTAAGTGCTCTGTATCAACTAACAAATTGCTCTCCTAGCTTATCAAAATGTCCACATTGTTTGCCGCATTCCATTAAAGGAACGGTTGACCAGGTACTTTCAATCTTACTAAAGAAACCAGAATTAAATATATCTATTAACGACTGTTTATTTAGGTTAGGATAAACTCCAATTTTATCCATATAATTTATTCTATTGTCCTGGTTAGGCAACTGCCAGGAAAAATCCAACCAGCAACACGGACTAACTCCTCCGTCTGCACTTATGTATAGTTGACTATATTTCTTTGCCTTGCATTGTATCTCTGCTGGTAATACTGACAACACATTTACTGTATGTGAAGTGCTAAGTTTAGTAGGATAAAGAATATTAACAGTCTTGCCTGTTTCGTCCAATACATGAAATTTGTTATCTTTAAAACGACTAGTATGCTTGGTTGTGAATTTTTTAAATTCAAGTTTGTGACTTAGCGCACGGCATTCTTCAATTTGATGTTCGTTATGCTTAAACACTAACATGTGCCATTCTGCTTCGCCGCCAGCTTTTATAAATGACTCGGCATTTTTTATAATGGTGTCCCAATTAGTGCTTATGCGATATAACTTGTGTGTATCTTCTAAACCGTCTATTCCAAATGTAACTTTAACTTTATACTTTGCTAATTTTTTCCACCAGTGTATATTTCTAGCACTACCATTTGTATGCATGCTCAATCGTATGTTAGGATTAGTTTCTTTTAAGTATTGAAATATCTCTAAACAATCTTCAGCAATAATAGGATCACCTAAATTGCCGCACATAAACAGACTATCTAGTTGATTTATAAATTCATCTGAGAACCATTCTTTAAATTGTTCTAGTGTTATCTCATTTAACGACATAATAGGATTTAGTATCCCTCCGTTAACTCGGCGAGGACACATTGGGCATCGTGCTTGACACTTACTTGTTAATTCTAGATGTATGTCTTTTATGTTTTCTAGTTTATACATTTTGGTATCTTTGAATCAGCACTGCTGACACAACTAGGTGTTATACAAACTGTTGGTTTTTTAAAAAGCTCAAAGCTCTCTAGTGTTCCTAATAGTCGGTCGTGACAGCTATATGATCGTTTCACTTCATTACCTCTTATTATAACACTTTGATACCCACTATTGCAACTCCAACCTTGGAATTTGTTAAAACCAAAAGCATTAAATCTTTCTGCTTGATCGAACAAATATTCTTTGTTGTCTGTATCATACAATGCTATTTGATAAACGTCTTCGCCTTGTGATGTTTGAGGAAATCCAGTCTGTAATAGATCAATCATTTCTATTGTGTAGCCATCGACTACACGACTCGCTGTAGGATCACTTTGCGGTTTGAGCGTAACATTGATTCCACGAGCATGTAGCCGAGACATGCGTTCATAAAGCTCATAAAACTTTTCCGGGACCATTACTTGATTGACTGTGACATGCACACGCTCATGCAATAACTGTAGACACTTGTCACCGAATTCCTGCTCTCGAGCAAACTCATCATGAAATGATGCTGTGATACTTCTGCGTTGTAGTAATGCTGTGTTGGCACACCAGGTATTCCACCATTTACTTCCAGGACTTAAATTGGTTGTCATGTGGATACTTTGGTATGTGCTTTCTGTTTCGTCAAGGTGTTTAATCAAATCATGTAGCTGTCGGTAAGCAGTAGGTTCGCCGCCACTGAAACTCCAATGAAATTCATTAAAGCCATTTAGTCGAGCCTGCCGTTTGATTTCATCTACAGTATTAGTATATACTTCTAAAGGCTGGTGATCTACCTTGTCCGATCTAGCATAGGGCCAACAGTAAGAACAGTTATAATTACAGAAACGGCCCAAAATCCAACTGGTAGAAAATAACGGGCGATGCAACATGGTGCGTTGACCAAATCTTGTTATGTTATGGAATGGTATCTTTGTGAAGTCTTGTGTCATAATCTGACAGTATTTAACTACAAAAGTCTTGACCTTTTGCGTTTGCGGTTATATACTGTATGTGTGGTCGTGAGTGGAACTTGGTATACCTCCGGTCCGTTGTGAAACGCATTTGGGCAAGGGCAACGTCTTAGACATCGCTTTGTAGGTTCGAATCCTACCGACCACACCAATTACTATTATAAGTAGTAGAACATAACTTAAGGAAAACATTATGTCAAACACAGTAGAACAATTAAAAGCAGCAATGGAAGCATTCTTGGCAGAAGACGCAAAATTTGCAGCAGGTAACAATGCCGCAGGTACCCGTGCTCGCAAAGCATTACAGGAAGTAGGCAAAGCAGTTAAAGCTCGTCGCAACGAAATCACAGAAGAAAAGAACGCTCGCAAAGAAGCCAAGGCCTAATCATGAGCGACAAGGACAGTATCACGTTTGATGATATTGAAATTGATCTAAGCAGCTATGGTGCTGCTCAAAGCACCATGACTGACACCCTAGATACTATTACACTTACTGGTTCATCGGATCAATATTCAAATATCAATACAATAACTCTGCCCAGTAGCACCTTTACCTATGGTGGCACAACTGTTGGTGGCATTACTACTATTGGTAATATTAACAGCAATACCGGATGGACTACCGGGACTAGTGGATACGCTATAAACAACGGTAATTGGAATAGTTCAAGCACCGTTAACATTAGCACTGATGGTATCGACATGGCCGCTGGTACAGATATTAAAATTGATGGTAAGAGTCTAAAAGAATTTATGAAGAAAATGGAACAAAGACTGTCCATACTAGTGCCTGATCCGGCAAAACTTGAAAGATTCGAAGCTCTTAAAAAAGCCTACGAACACTACAAGACTATGGAAAGTCTTTGTTTTGATGAACCGGTCGAAGAACCTAAGCAGTAAATATATATGAATGTTAAACTTTTATCCTACAGCCAACCCACCGGCGAATATCAAGACATGGGTATTGCAGATGCACAGGAACTCATTGCGTATTGCGCCCGTGTCAGCAATCCCAGCAACCAGCTTAATACAGAGACATCAGATAAACTTATCCGATATTTGGTTAAACACCAACACTGGTCACCGCTCGAAATGGTCTCCGCCTGTATCGAAATTACCACAACAAGAGACATTGCCCGGCAAATCTTGCGACACAGAAGTTTCAGTTTCCAAGAGTTCTCTCAACGCTATGCTGACCCAACGAAAGATCTCAATTTTGTTACAAGGGAAGCTAGACTTCAAGACCCCAAGAACAGACAGAATAGCGTCGACGTCGATGATCAATTGTTACAAAATGAATGGTATCGTGCTCAACAGCGAGTCATCTATGCTGCCAAACGAGAGTATGAATGGGCTATCGCTAATGGCATAGCCAAGGAACAGGCTCGGGCTGTATTACCAGAAGGTCTTATAGAAAGTCGCTTGTATATGAATGGAACATTGCGTTCATGGGTGCATTTTATTGAACTACGCTCGGCCAATGGCACCCAGAAAGAGCATCAAGAAATTGCTAAAGCCTGTGCAAAAGTAATTGCAGAAATATTTCCTCTAGCAGAAATCCTAGTACAATGAAAGAAAAAGTTGATCAGTTTTGTAAAAACTACGAGGTACAAATCGTAGATGATCAAAAACGGAGGGCTAGATATTACCCTCCTAGGTATTTTACAGATCCCCTGCGAGCAGATGTTATAAGCAAGGACTTTGTAAAATATGAAACGGAAAAAGTCTACACAGTTCAAATACCCGAAAGCCGTTTTCGAGCCCTAGTCGAAATGGAACAGAGATTTTTTGGCAACCATACTCACGGATATAGCGACGCCGACATGTTTTCCATGCTTATGGAAAAGGAACGTGAGGAAAGTTGGTATCGCCAATCGAACACAGCTGTCCAAAAAGCCTATGAGCAGTATTCAATCATGCTCAATCTAGCAGGCTACCAAAGAAAGTTTTGATTCAAAAAAGAATCGTCTTGACAAGTTTCTAGAAAGACTGTATAATTACTTTATTATGGCACAACACACAAACTACTGGTCATGCTCCCCGTTCGCAGATTGGGTTCGAGGCACACCTAAAAAGGGTGCGCTAACCTCGGACGGCTGGGCCGAATGGGAAGATGAAGCCAAACGCTATCATCCTGTCCGTTATTGGCTAGCTGAAGAAGGCCTAAGCTATATCCAAGATTTTGTCACCTGGCCTGTTAGAAAGATCTATGATGTTAAGTATTACATTAATAACCGTTGGGTTAGTCGCACTCATAGTCTTACCGCTCACCCTCGCGATATTAAGCCCGGTAACTGGTGCGACGTGGGCAACCGGTTCCTTCCTTGCCTCTTCAACGAACTTGTAGACTTTGTTGAAATAGAACAAGCATGGAGTCATATTGCTTGGGGTAGCGAAGAAGATAAGGCAAAGTATAAGGCACCTTTCTGGGCTACAGGTTGGTTCCGTTGGCGCACTTGGCGTTGTCCTCAAGCAGGCATTGATCATTTAGATTGGGCAATGACTCTGACTAACACCGACTGGTGTGAACCAGATCATCCAGAGTATGGCAAACCAACTGGACAGGCTCTTCGTGCAAAAGAGATCAAAGAACTTTACCTATGGTGGACTGTGACTTATCGTAATCGTCCTGATCCTTATGATGTCAGCGGCTGGACTGAATACTGTGAAAAGGCACGACTCCTCAACGATGGCAGACTTTTTGGCAGCAAGAAGACTCCCGAACTTGAAGAACTCAGTACACGATCACACGAACTGCTACAGAAGATCGAAGCTGACTATGCAGCCGAAGACGAAGCTATGATGATTCGACTAATCAAAGCCCGTGACAGTCTATGGACATGATATGAGTATATCTGATAAAAATCAACACAGTATTGAAGACCTATATACCAAGTATCTACAGTTTTCTAGCGTGATGATGGAAGAATACAAAGACATAGAGATAGCCGGAGTCATGATCACCCAGGCTCTCAGCATGTATAGAACTGTGTTACCAGAAGAAGACTATCAACGTATGGTAAAAAGCATATATGAAAGAAGAAATGATGTCCGAACCTTTGACGACACTTAAACCACAAACTCCAGCAGAAGGCGTATTGAAACGCAGCGACTGGGGCGATGCTATTACCTATCAAGTTGTTTGCGAATGTCAAGATGCCAATCACGATCACAATGTTTGGGTCGAAGCTGATGATCATCGTGTGACTGTTACTACC